GGAATGTCCCAAGTTAAAGCTCGTTGCCACCAAGGGCGTTCATCTTGTTTTTTATCAGGCAACTCGTAACCAGCACTTAACATCATTTGTTGAGTTGTTGGTGGAAGATTAGCAAATTCAGAAGGCTGGAATGTTTTAGGAACTTTTTTAAAATTCTCTATCTGTTGCCTTAAATAGATTTGATCGTTAGCCGTGTAAAGAGTCTCAAGCTGTTTGTCTATAGATATGTTGCTACTAGCTAAATCAACTAGCCGAGTAGAAAGTTCCGGTCCTTGAATGAATCTACCAGCACCACTTCGCATAAGCGTAGCGTAATTCTCTCCATACATAATGGAGTTGAGATTGTCTTCTCGCCCCCAGTTTCGGTTACTTGATGTAACTGGGTTGAATCTAGAATTGACCATTACGTAAATGGTCTTTCAAATCATCTGCCGCCATTCTGACAGCAGGATCAGGAACATGCTCCGCTAAATCACTTAATAAAGCCGCGGCTCTTGTCTTGTTGCTAATAATAAATTCTTGAGGACGAGAACGTATGTTCGCACCTTGAGCTGTTAATGGTGTGACAGTATTAGGAAAACTCGATGCCGCTTCCACAGGGTTCACAGGAAGGTTTTGTTCAGGAACCGCACCTGTAGCACCAACAGTCGGCTCGGACATATCCGGCATACCTATGTCTTTAATCAACCCTTCATTAGTTTGAACTTCACCATAATCAGCACCAGCCGCCATCGGTGTTGTTTTAACAGGGAGATTCTTTTTAGCTCTGACCATTAGCCAGTCCTTAACGCACTAGCTAACTCTTGTACTGCCCCCGGAGAAAATCCTTCTGTGGGTTGTTCGGCTGGGGCTTGTCCTAACCCTTGTGCGCCAGCCGCCATTCCCATCGCTTCTTCAGGTGCCATCATTTGACCCTCTTCAGGTGGAGGAGCTACCGCCGCTTGCTCTTCACGAATTTCACGGTCTGCTTGTTCGATAGCTTCAAAAATATCTAGCCCTTTCTTCCGATGCTTTTCTATTTTAGAAACATAAACAACTGGTAGCTGTCCTGATAATGCTTGCTGTTGTATCGCCTGCATTACGGCTTCTTCCAAAAGTTCTTCATCTACCCTACGGCCTTCAGCTTCAGCATCTTCAATAAACGGATGCTTAGTACGGAAAGTTCTTAGACTGATACCCTTCATACCAAGCAACTGACCTAATTGAATTGTCGTTCCTTGAATGTCTGCGCCGGGGACTGAGTACGAAACCACATTGTCATGTGTCTCAAAATGTTCGTTTGGAGTGAATTCTACTTGACCCAAATCCCCAGCGTAGCCAGTAAACATAGAGAATTTTTTGTTACCGAAATAACCTTTATAAGAAGCGAATAGGCATTCGTTTAGATGAGGAAGATGAGCCTCCATAATCTCCTGCATCTCTTGGATACGCGGATCCAATGCCGCGCCCATAAGCGAGTCGATTCCTCTGCCTGTACGTAACGCTCCGTAAGTTTCCCCACCAATTTGTGGGACGGTTCCTGTAGAGATTCGAGCATTTCTTTCCAATCTGTCGATGGCAATATTTGTACTCGGATCAGGAGTTGATCTTAATTCACCTATTTCTTCTGCATCGAGAAGTATATTTACTTCACCTTCACGACCGTCTTTCCATTCACCTCCGACGATCATGGGAACCTGACCCGATCGTCCTATTATATACCGATCAGGGAAGATAGCTTTTTCCTGTGCCATTATTTCCAACGCCATCATTTTTGACATAAGATCCACAATTCCTACAACATTTGATATTGAAGAAGCAATCTTATCTAAACTCACTCGACCCGGAGTTATTACACAAGGCATACCAGCTTTATTAGGTGCGCGCGATAATTCAATCTGTGTGCTATGTCTAGAGTAAGTATTATTCTCAAAGAAGTGATGGTATCTTGGCCCCATGATGCCGATGACTATGTGTTCATCATCCACCCATTCGCAAACATCCCACAATTCTTGTCGTGATGTTTCATCTGTATTTACAGGACCACCGTTTTCTGTTCTTGAAGCAGGGTAATTCGCTCTTAACCAGTCGCCTGATTTGCCGTAAATAAACCCACAATTACGTGGTGGATCTACGTCTTCATATGCTTTTGGTTCAGGATAAACACCTAAAGGATCACGTACATCAATACGAGGAAGCCCTTTATTAAAATCTGGTGTTACAACTAGACAAGATGTGGCATATCCAGCTAAATGCCGGTAAGCGCGACGCATCTTAATCTTATATTTAGATGAATACCATGTTGCAGACAACGCTCTTCTACGAATATCAGCATATTCTCTTGACCTGATACCACGTTCTTTAGATTGATCTACAGCTGGGCATCCAATAAAAGGCATAACAGATGCGGCTCTTTGAGCTATAGCATCAATATTTTCTGATATAAGAGCAGGAGTTAATGGTGGAAGAACAGGTTCTTCATCCATTGAAGGCAACGGTATAACATATTCACCGTTATACCGTTCTTTTATTTCAAGCATTCGATCCAATAAAGGATTCTGTGCATCTTGTCGTTGTCGTATTATTGATACAATTTCATCAAATGTATACATTAATAAACCTTACTGTTAGATACACTTGACTTCCACGGTAGCCCTTTATACCTAAATTGTGAAGAGTCCACACTATATGATTGCTTTCTTTGTCGCCATAATATCCATATGAACCAGAGTGCCATTACCTGATCCTGTCTTAGTCTAGTACCACGTTGTAATGGTCGCCATGCTTTAAGCTGTCTAATCAATTCATCAGCCTGATGGCGTGTGGAAGGATCATCAGCATATGGGATCTCAATTTCTTGTCTCATAAACGATAAAGCCATAGAAGGAACACCAATATTTTCATCATATTTATTAACACCTGTTAAATGTTCCCTCACACGGAACCCATATCGTTCTGTCATTTCAACTAATCTCTCATCACGAGATAAACCTTTTTGGAATACCATTGCTTCTATAACAACATCTGTTACAGATGAACCATTTTGTCCACATCTCAATACAGCTTCTTCAACTACTTGTAGTATCTGTTCATTACGTGTCAGTCCCACATCTTCACGAACGAAAAGAATCTTCAACTTGTCCTCATGTGGAGTAGCCGCAATCACACAGTTGTTAGAACCAAGCGCAGGATCTAAACCGATATAAACACTACAATTCTTTGGTGGGTGATGATTCACGGAACGTAATGGATTTAAACACTTCTGTATAGATGCCTCATCAAAAGTAGCTTCAGCTGAAGAAGATGGTTGTTGCATATAGTTACGTGACCATGCCTCTTCCCCAACCTTACGTCTAATTCTGTCAAGAGCTTCCATTGAAAACATCTCAGGCCATAAAGGTTCAGGCTCATCCTTCTCATTTTGTACAATGGCAGGGAATCTAATAACATTTAGAATGTCAGGATCTATCTCCCTCATTACTCTTTCATAGAAATCATCCTCACCTACTCTTGTACCATTAATACTCGTGCGACCATTCTCCCCCGGACGAGTAAGCCAGTCCTGTCGGAAAATCTCAAACATCTGTTCTGTAAGATTCAACGACACACGAGATTGAATATCATCAATATGTAAATGATCTGTACGTGTACCAGCAATCTTTGATCGCCAACCTAAAGAAACCATAGAATAATCACGTTCATCGTGACGAGACTTCTTAAACACGTTAAAATAATCAGCACCCCACGCTTGAGCAGTTTTACGACCGCTCTGATTTTGAGGTACGAAAGGTCCATATTTAGCTACATATTTAGGGAAAGGTCCATGAGGTTCCATCCTGCTACGTATACGCCCAAGAATTTTGCGAGCCATGTCTTGGCCCTCAGATCCGACGGTGATCCTGAATTCGGGATTTGTCGCCAGTTTGTAGCAGAAGTAGTCCTCGGCCAACGTAGTTTTGCCGTGTTCTGGAGGCCAGAGAATCAGGGTAATGTTTCCGGGTGGTGTGTTTTCATACGCTTCGATGGCTTTGATATGGAACCAAGGGGACATGTGCCCGAAATAGTAACTTCTGAAACTTTGAAAAGTGCCGTCCCACTTCTCCATACCGCCGTCAGCGAGCGCTTTAGCTCTGATAGCGTCCGCTTTCTCAGCGAAGTCAGGTATACGTTGTCTCCACTTATCGTAAGCAGACCGAGTGACACCAGCGATAGCGCACGCCTTAGAGATAGTTCCATGCTCCGCGAGTCCTTCAAGGAACAATTCACGAGTCTTCTGTCCCCTGACTTTGCTGACGTTGCCGCCATGTTGTTCATGCGTAGCGTTAGCCATGGCCCCCCTTGGGTCAATCAAAAACGGAATGGGCTACCTCTAACTCAACAATTTCGGCGGCTATAACACCTTCCGTCCCTGCAAATTTAACTGTGTGCATACCTGTTTCAGCTAATGTTAAATCAACATAGTAGATACCTGTTGCGCTTTTAGTAGCTGTAGGGGTTGCATCAGTACCACCTGACGGTTTACGCCAAGTAACTGTAACATCATCAGCATTATCAGTAGGATCAGCGGCTACGCCATTACTTGTAAAAGTAGCGGTTACTCTTACTTGATCTCCTTTATCGTATACAGCCATATTTCTCCTACGTTTGACTTACTTCTAGAGTAACATCATGGTAATTAGTTACTGCAATAGTAACATTATGGTACAAAGAAGGCACTAAAGTAACAGCAGGCTTTGGATATTTAACTAAAATAGTAGGACTTATTGAAACAGATGAAGTCACAGAGGAAGCAATAACAGCTTTATGAAGAATAGCCGGAGCAGTCCAAGAAGCAACAGTAGTGAAATTAGAAGCTATAGGCGCTTCTATAATTATACTAGCCGCTATAGAAGCCGCACTCGATGGAGCACTAGCAACAAAAGCTTTTTCGATTATCGCAACGACAGTAGAGCCGGTAGCTGAAACACTACTTGCTACCGAAGCTTCCATTACGATACCAGCGGACAGTGATGCCGCCGCACTAGACGTGCTAGCAACAAACGCTCTTTCAATTATTGCAGTAGCAGTAGAAGCAGTCGATGTGATAGAAGAAGCTATCGGAGCTTCCATAACTATCGCACCTGCAACAGACGCGCTACTCGATGGGGTAGCCGCAACTGAAGCTTCCATCACTATTGCCGCTGAAATCGAAGCCGCGGAAGACACACTTGAAGCTACAGCCGCTTCCATTACGATAGCTGGAGCTATAGAAGCAGAAGCCGAAGGTGTAGCCCCGATACTGAAGTTAGCTTGAAGGGTACACGCGATACTCGCCGCGCTTGAAGGTGTCGCCGCTACGAACGCTCTTTCTATAATAGCCGTAGCAGTAGACGCAGTAGATGATATACTCGAAGCTATGGATGCAACTTCAACAACAGAACAAGAAACAGAAGCCGCTGAAGAAAGCGCAGAAGCTACTGGCGCTGTGTGGGAAATAGAAGCAGAGATTGTCGTTGAACACGACAAAGAAGACTGAACTGACGCTTCTTCAACAATAGCGCAACTTATTGAAGCCGAACTTGATATAGACGCGGCTATTTCATGGCGAGTTACTACGCCCTGATATGTGGTATCGGATGCCCGATAGTCAATTCCGCTTTGTCTATAATCGTACGCCATTAGCTAGGAGGCGCAGGCCAAGGATCAAGTTTTGATCGACGCGTTTTACCTTCATAACGATCTCTTAAAGCTTGACGGTACGTAGCCCATTCAGCTTTCTTCTCGTCAGACAACGGATTGTCTTCAGCGTATTGAGTCCAATCAGAATCAGCTAACATCATGTTACGTTGATGGCGTTCAAAACCAAGATCCAAATCCATCTGTTCTTCAGCCGCTTCGTGCATTGCGTATTCTTCTTCAGTCAATTCTCTTGTAATAGTTTTAGTAGGATCATTAGGATCCGTTTC